CTGTTGTGGTACTCCTGGTATGGCAACATAATTCAAAGTCAATATTCCACCCGACCAGGCCAACACAGTAATACGAACGAATGTACTAATGATTGCTGCTTGCTCTTCGGGATCTGGAAGAATAGCATCCTTTAGTTTACCTAACGGACCTTTCTTTTGAGGTTCTTCCTCTTGGACTTCTTCCTCAAGAAGTTCTTCTTTAACTTCCTCTTTAGCCATAAAAAAATAAGAGTGACTATATTTATATAGCCCTCTTATATTTTAATTAAAATTGTGGTGTAGGAGCAGTAGGTAGTGAAGCTTGTCCTGCTGGTGGTGCTAGATCAGGTGTTCCTACAGGAAGATCTCCTCCTAGTCCTCCACCTATACCTATAGAATCGAGTGCTTTCTCTGTAACACTTTCTATGATGGCATCTTTATTAACGTAAACGTAAGCACCAGTGCCAACAACGGCAACAGATACAGCAGCAGACGCAATAGCAAGTACATTGACTATTTTTTGCATTGTTCTTATGTAAGTAATCTATTTATATTTTTCACCAGTATAATATGCTTTATAATAATTGACAAGTCCTGCTGTTGTTACTTGCTTACTACACCAATCATCAGCACATTCGTAGATAGACTGGTTAGAATAATCCCCTGTACCAAATTGCTTAAAGAGGATTAATAATACTCGTTGACGAAGAACTAACTGATCTTCTGTTACTGTAGAATACTCGATAGTCATCAAATTAATCCTAATGATCCTGCGGTCATACCCACTGTAACAAAGAAAGCAAACTCTAGCAAGCCATGTGCTTCCGCTGGTGTGGATATTAGTATATTATTGAAATACGATAGAACTGATGGGTCCATTGAAGTAGATGTATGCACCGATAAGTGAAATGAAAATTGCTTTTGACTAGGTAAAAATACTCTAAGATTATATAGCAAACATTAAGTTTACGTCAAGTATAATTACCTATGCTCCTGAAGGAAGTGTAGCATACATGGGATCCTGTATCCTTATACCTTTACCACCATCTTGATCATCATCGTCATCATTGCTGAGAGCACGAAGAATAAGTTCGATCAATACTAAACAACCTATGGGGTAAAAACACCATAGGATTGCGGTTAGTGGAGATATGCTGTCTGTTGCGGCTACAAAGTCGCCCATGTTTTTATATGCTAATAAACGTCAGGAGTAAGTATTTAGTTTTGTAAAGATTTAGGTAATTATACCAACCAAGGATCCTGCTGTAGCAGAAACTGCTAACCAAGGTAAGTTTATTACCACGAACAGTTTCATTAGATCAGTTCGCTTGATCGTAAATAACCTACAAGACATTATACAAAACCTGGTATAATTTGTCCAGATAAGGAGTAGGACACGATGAGTGCTCCACATCCAACGATGGCTGCAATACCATTGATTCTCTCAGCAATAGAGAAATCTACTTTGTCTTCAGTTTTTGTTGTTTGCTTTGTCATTAGATGATACCTGGAATAAGGTTGCCTGTTGTTGCGTATGATGCACAGAGTACTAGGAAGCCAATCATAGCTGCTCTTCCGTTTGCTCTTAAAAAGATTTGTTTGTTATTCATTAGAAAATACCTGGAATGATTTGACCTGTTGTTGCATAAGCACCTAGTGCTGCGACGAATCCTAGCATGGCCATCCAGCCATTAAACTTTTCTGCTTCGGGTGTCATTGTTTTGTTCTCCTTTTTAAATTGTTAGGGGTAAAAGTGACTCGCTATTGCGAGTGGTGTAAAGACCTGTTTGGTCAAAAGATGCCTGGTATAACCCAGCCAGTGAAACCGTAATTGATTACGGCAATGAAGAAACCCATCATCGCAAGGCGACCATTGGTTTGTTCTGCGTTCTTCCAGTAGTTCATTAGACGTATGCAATAGTTGGTGAATAAACAACTGCCATTGCAATTGTACCTATCAATAGGGTTTGGATCATGGTTTTCATATTAACCTCTGAAAGGTGAATTGTAGTATGCTTTGTTCACTGTATAAAGAGTGAAGATTGCAACTGCGATACCAGCAAATCCTAGAAGAAGGATTGGTGAAGATGGTATGTCATACATTGGTATAGTATTCATTTTAAAATACACCTGGAATGATTTGTCCAGTTGTTACATATGCACCGATAAGTGCTACGAAACCAATCATTGCCCAACGACCATTGGTTTTTTCAGCATTCTCAGGATAACCTTCATAGTTGTCATTCTGGTCGATCCAAGGAGTTGCTTCAGCAGCAAACATATTTTGCTTACCGTACTCAGTTGTTGTGTATTTGTTGGCAGTTGAGGAAGTCATTTTGGTTTTGTTACGAAACTTAACATAATTATATAGCAAACATAAACTTTTGTCAAATAACTTTACATTAGAGGTAACCGAACAATAAAAAGAAGGTCTAATAACCCTCATCACTTGATCTTATATTAACTTATATTAAGCGTCCTGTTAAGTACGGTTAGTACTTAATAAATAAATTTTTAAAACTGTGAGGGAAGGAGTCGAACCTTCAAGTCCCGCCAGAGACATCAGTTAAACAGACTGACACGTTTACCAATTTCGTCACCTCACAATGGAAGCCCTATGAAAGGGCTGACATTAGACGTTGGACTCCTATCCCACCACCACTTCTAGGGAAGAAATCAAACTCAAGGAACTCTTCTAGTTCTTTCTCTACTCTTTCCTTACCAAACAATTTAATAATCAGATCAGCATATTGACCATCTGATATAGTGTAGAAAGTGTTACGCATCTGTTCCTTATCGGTGCTACGTTCTGCACTACCTATGGTTTCCATACCACCAAGTATAACATCAATCTTTTTGCTAGTACCATCTTCATTCCGTGCCATGTTCCAGAATGGTGATGTCCACTCAGGGAAGTCAGTAATCATACCAGAACCAATTGTACTCTCATGATCATGATCAAGTTCTTTTGTATTAAACTTATTAGACCAATCATCATAGGTTTCAATCTCAAGATCAGGTAGACCAAGATATTCACATAATTCGATCTCCATCTTCTTAAGTTCTTCCACTCCTCCTTTCATCTCAAACTCAAACATAGGGAAGATAGTTTCATGCCTTCCTTCTACAGGGTCTGGTTCTGCCCTATATGAAGTGGAGACACAAAAAAATCCTTCTACGGAAGGATTGGAAAGGAGTTCGTATTCTAACCACATCTGACCTGTTTGTGGTAGTGGCCAAATATTACCACCGTAGTTGTAGGTTGCTACTGTTTCTGGATCTTCACAAGCAGCAAGGATACTCAATCTATTCTGAGTATGGACTTCTAGAAAATTTTTAGACAAAAAAAATGACCTTAATAGGTCAACGGTCTCACTAAATTTTTTAGGATCAATCAGCGCAGTCATTTTATTTCTTGACAAAACTAATTTATTTATAAGGGAGACCTTTACAGATCTCCCATATAATATTATTTGCTGATACGTTCCACAGCAGCACGAGACTTCTCAAGTATGTCACCTCTCAAAGGAACATAACCTAAGACAGATGCCTTCTCTTGATACTCTGTAGAAAGTAACGTTGATAGAGATGTCTTTATGGCCTCAGTCTTATTACCATTACCAGTTTCATAAGCAAGTATCCATGTAAGCGTAGCAATGGGGTAAGCACCTTCTGCTGCGGGGTTAGGGTCTGTCCCTGCGAGGTTCTCATCGAGTGTAATACCATTGAGTGCCAAAGCACCCGACTCAACTGATGGTGTAACAAAGTCACCCCACTTATTCTCAAGTGCAGCAGGTTTGATTTCACCTTTAATATAGGACTGATTAACATAACCAATAGCTCCAAGAGTAGTTCTAATATTACCAGCAACACCTGCGTTGCCTTTGTTGCCTATGCCCACAGGCCAAGCAACTGATTTACCTGTTCCTAGTTTCCACTTCTTACTGAATGCTTTCATACTATTAGTAAATGAAGCAGTAGTTCCTGAACCATCAGACCTGTATACCCAAGTCATTTTCTGGTCTTCACATCCTACCTGTGACCAGTTGTTGATCTCACCAATAGCAACCTGAACTGCTTGCTCTTGTGTAAGTTTTAAATCACAACCAGGCATATTATAACCAAA